TGGGGGATTAGCTCAGATGGCTAGAGCGACTGCCTTGCACGCAGTAGGTCAACGGTTCGACTCCGTTATTCTCCACTATGATAAATATAATTTTAACATCGTTATTCATTAGTTTCTTACTAAGGGATGATTTAAATATAGGCTACTACTTAAGAAAGTGGCTAGGCATTCGTATTTCAAAATCTATAAAGATACTTGATTGTTTTCCTTGCTTTTCTTTTTGGATTAGTATTTTAGTAAGTATTTGTTTTTTAGAAATAAGTTTTGCACCTTTGTTTGTATTTGTATTTGGGAAAATTTATGAAACTATCGAAAAACGCTAAAGAGAGCTGGCAAGCTATAAAAGTAAAAGTGCTTAAAGGGGAGCTTGATTATACAAGGCATGAAAAATTACAGATACAAGAAGTTTACGCAGAACTAACGGGCTATGTAGCTCAAGTGGATGGCTGTCAAGGATGCTTAAGAGATGTGATACAATGTTTAATAAACAATTACAATGCCAAAACATAAATATATAGAAACACCTGAAAAACTTTGGGATTTATTTGAACAGTATGTTATTCATGAGAAAGATAATCCAATGTTTAAAGTGGAATATGTTGGAAAAGATGGTAGGATAGAAAAAACGCCATTAGAAACACCAATAACTTTTGAAGGCTTTGAATGTTACTTAGAGGATAGAGGTATTATTTCTCATCTATCTAATTATTCTGCAAACAAAGACGATAAGTATATTGAATATTTGACTATCATTACGCGTATAAAGAGAAATTGTTTTGTTCATAACTTTAGAGGGGCTTCAGTTGGATTGTTTAATGCTAACTTAATAGCCAAAAAACTAGGATTAATTGACAAGCAACAGCATGAAATAAAATACGAACAGCCATTATTTCCAGATGTTCAAGAGAACGACCGCGATCAATAAAATACTTACTTTAAAAAAGTTTGTAAGAGGTGTTCAGGGCGGAACTTCAGCTGGTAAAACATTTGGTATACTACCTATTCTTATTAATAAATGTACACAACAAGCTTTATTAGAAGTTAGTGTTGTCGCTGAATCTATTCCTCATCTTAAGAGGGGAGCTATGAAAGACTTTAAAAAAATCATGACATTAACAAATAGATGGTTTGATGAAAGATGGAACGCTTCCGATTATAAATATACTTTTGGTAATGGATCACAAATAGAATTTTTTTCAGCGGATAACGATGCTAAATTAAGAGGTGCAAGGCGTGATATTCTATACATGAATGAGTGTAATAACATGACATTTCACTCATACACTGAATTAGCTTCACGAACTAAGCAATGTATTTATTTGGATTGGAATCCAACCAATGCGTTTTGGTTTCACACCGATTTAAAAGATGATAGTGACGTTGATTTTTTAACCATAAATTATTTAGATAATGAATCATGTCCTGAAAGTGCCAAGAGCTTTATTGAGAAAGCTAAAATAAAATCGTTAACTTCAGAGTATTGGCGCAATTGGTATAATGTTTATGGGCTTGGTGAAATTGGTTCATTGCAAGGTGTTGTGTTTAATGATTGGCAACAAGTGGACATGATACCTATTGAATCCAAGTTAGTGGCTTATGGTTGTGATTTTGGTTATTCAAACGATCCAACTACAATCACTGCTATTTATCAATATAATAATTTATATTATTACGATGAATTGATTTATCAAACAGGATTAACCAATAACGAAATAGCGAAATTGTTTAAAGCTAAAGGGGGTTTAAATGATGTCTATATTTATGCTGATAGTGCCGAACCAAAAAGCATTCAAGAGTTAAAAAACTTTGGTTTAAATATTCGACCTGCTGAAAAAGGAAGGGATAGTATAATGTTTGGAATTCAAAGAATGCAAGAAAACAAATTTTTTGTAACTTCGCAAAGTGTTAATTTAATAAAAGAGCTTAGAATGTACACTTGGGATACTGATAGGTCAGGAGCAAAACTAAACAAGCCTATTGATGCCTATAACCATTGTATTGACGGGGTCAGATATTACTTTACAAGCAAAGATAAATATAGTGGTAAATATTACATAGACAAAATATGAAAATAAAAGTACCTAAGACCATCAATGATTTAAGGATTAAACACATTGATATATTGAACGATGAGAAGTATAGAGGTGAAGATATTGACTTAGATACTATCGTGAATTTTGTTGCTGGCATAACAGGTGAACGCTTAGATAAAATTAAGCAAGTAGACAAAGAGGATCTTTACAAAGTTTTTTATTATTGCATTGATTTATTTGATGGATTCAAGATTACCGACCCAAAGAAAATAATAACAATAGAGGGTTTGGATTATAAGCTTGTCGATCCAATGAAAGTTGGTATAGGTTGGCACATTGATATAAGTAAAAGTGACTTTGAAAAGAATCCTGCATTGCTAGCCGCTTCATGTTATTTGCCAGTTCAATGTAAACATTACGGTGAAACAGATGAGTACTCAAATATTAAGTTTCCAAGGTTTGAACGTGCTGAAATATTTAATAATCACATGGACTTACCAACGTACTTAAATGTACTTACTTTTTTTTTTCTCGAATCAATGAAACAAATGAAAAGGCATACGGCATTCCAAAAGAGGGAGCTAAGGAAAATCAAAGTATTTGGCTTTGGGAGCAATTGATTGATATGATTTCAAAAGAATATAGAATGAGTTGGGACGATGTGACTAAATTAAATATTTTTACATTCAATCATTACGTAAATTTTCTTAACTTTAAAGCCAAAGAACAAATACGGAACATTAAACGTGGGTAGTTTAGATTTAGATAGCTTCAGGAATGCGGATGATGTCCTTAAAAATAAGGATGGTTCTGCTCTTGAATTATTGCTTAGTGACTTGGTTGATAATCTAATTATTGACATGAGAAAAGAAATGGCTAGGTTAAAAATTAATGCAAGTTACCAATTGGCTCAATCGTTGCAAGTAAAAAAAGAACCGACAAATGTAGATGGCTTGTTAACTATTGAAGCCGAAGCCAATCACTATTGGAAGTATATTAACTACGGTGTTAATGGTATATTATTCGATAGGGGAGCACCTACTCATGGTAAAGGATTGGATACGGGTGTAAGCTTTAAGCAAGCGATTGATATGTGGATTACTGAAAAGGGAGTTGAAGTTCCTGAAGAATTAGAACGAGATCAATATATATTTTTAATAATAAATAAGATTAGAAACTATGGACAAGCTCCGAGACCTTTCTATGACAATGTAGTAACTGATAAAAGAATAAAACAGATGAGTAAAGAAATAAGTTTTGTCATTGGCAAATCAATAAAAACAGCTATTAAAAAACCAAACTAAAATGGCTTTAACAATAACACAAACACCGCAGGCTTTTACGCCATCCGATAACCAGGTGCTTTATGCGTGGGTTTGGAATAACATAGTAAATCAAAGTAAATTAACTTTTTTAGTTGAGATATTTGTAAATAATATAAGTGTTGCAAATGTAGAAGTGTTTAACGATTTCAATGCTTCGACTAATTCGTATGGTCATATAGATATTAGCGACTATGTTAAATCATACGTTAATAAAAGTAAAATTAATCAAAGTAGTTTTGTTGGATTAAGTGGTAATACTGCAAATGTTTATATAAAAGTAAAAGCAAAATATTACCTTTCGACTACATTAACATTTTCAGCAATAACAACAGGAGCTACGAAGGTAATATTTAAATCATGCTTAAGTGCCTATGATTTTAATTCCTACGATTCTATTAAGTATTCAGCAATATCACAAGCTAGCAAGGGCTTCTTCATGACTGATAACACAAACATAAATTTTAATGCTTCAAGTGAAGTGTATTTAAATTTTATCAATCCTTCAGGCACAACAAAGGTTATTGATGTACAGATGTTTAATTCAGCAGGTGCCTTAATAGATACAAGATCAAGTGGGTTTATTCCAGTTGGTATGTTAACAATGAAAGTAAGTGCTACAAGTTTAATTGCTTTGGGGTTTTCACCTACAAATGTGGCGGTCAATATGCGGAGCTTAAAGGTAGTTGTTCGTAACGATTCAACAGATGACATTTGTACTGAACTAAAAACTTTGACTTTGCAATTAACTGAATGCGATGAAACACAAACATCGGTACAATGGCTTAATAGGTTCGGGGCTTATGATTGTTTTATTTTTACACATAACAATATCCATTCAGCAACTATTCAGGATAAAACATTTCAGTCTTATTTAGGTGCTTGGAATGCGGATACAAATACTTACAATTATTCCACTCAAAATACGGGAGTTCAATCGTATCAAAAAAATATTATTAAAAAGATACAGATAGTAAGCGGATGGCTAAAAGCTTATGAACAGAATTACTTGGTGCAAATTTATGAAAGCCCACTTGTCTACATGATGGAAGGGTTATACATTTATAAAAACATTATAATCAACAATAGCACTTACCAACTTAAACAAGACTTGTATAACGATGAGTTGTTTAATGAAATCTTAGATGTAACTTTACCACATCAATATAAAAGTGTGACGCTATGAGTTCAAAGTTACTTGTAAATAATTACTTAATTGATTTGTCTAATGATGTGGCGGTTCCGATAACTTTCTCGGTTGCGGATGTAAAGAATCCCCAAAGTAGAACAAGGTCATTTAGTAAGTCAATTGATATTCCTGGTACGTCAAACAACTTAAAGTTTTTTGCTTCCGCTTTTGGCTTGGCTACCGATGGCACTGGCAATGAATTTACTATTTTCAATCCATCTTTAAAAGCACCTTTCAATTATTACAAAGATGACTTGTTAATATTTTCTGGAAAATTTGAGTTAACGAATGTTAAAAAGATTAACGGGGATTATTCATTCAGTTGCATTTTATATTCAAATATCGTTGATTATTTTGCTGAATTAAAAAACAAGAAATTAAGCGAGTTAGGGTGGAGTGAGTATAACCATAATTTGAATGCTTT